CTTAGGTGGTTTGGGAGGCCGGAGTAGGATTTCTCCAACGTGTCCTCCGGAAGCTTAATAGCGGATCACGTTAAGATGTTTGCGGCCTGAGAGCACGATAGCCCTCAGTGCCGCGGTGGTTAACACATCAATAGATGTGTACATTGTGCCCATATCTCGCGCGAGAGCAGGCGTTGTGTTCAATACTTTTGTAACCAAGGCTGTTGATAACTCTGACATTGCCAAGCATATAGACGGTTGCATCTTGTATTCAAGAGCACCCAAGCTGCCTATTGCATGGTCAAGTGTCAGTGCAGCAACACCTGGTATATTTAGTGAGACTAATTTTTGAAAAGGCCTTATTTCCCATGATTGTGCTTTGGAGATGTCACCTGTCGAAGCCAAAATCAATTGCAAGGCCTGGTTTTCAGTTAGAGCAAGTGCACTACGTAACTTGCTTACACTTTTGAGCTCACTACGCACGATCAAGCGTTTCAGTAGCCCAACAGCAGTTTCACGTAGGTGCCCTTTCCGCGTGATGTCCTGGGCATCCATCTTTGAGTATTGCTGGCGTGCAAGATCAGAAATGTATCTAACCATCTGATTGCAATCTGCGAAAGCAAGCTCATGCTTCTCAGCCTTTTCAGCCAAGACGAGGTTTCCAATATGTGCACCAGAGTGGGTGGAGGGGCGTGACAATGGCACATCTATTGATATGTCGTGGTCAGAGCAGTTGGACGTTACACCTTGCATTTGCATTAAATGCGAAGAGACCTGTTTTTTGTACTTACGCATCTGGGACCGCTTGAACACGTCATGCAGAGCATCAGCGAAATTATTTTTAACTGAGGCATTGTGTAAGGTCTGTGCTGATATGTCCCCAACATGTTTCAATTTTTCGTGTACCTGGGCGACCCAATTGCTAGTGCACTTTGATGGCAGGGCACTCAAAACTGGGCCATCATAGGCTGGCACATTTGGAAATGTAGCCGCCTGTTTGCTACACCGCTTTAGAGTGATAGCATCACCAACATAGAAGGGCTTACTGATGCCAATGCCGCCCGCTTGCTGTGGCGCGTACACTACTGATAGCGGCACTGTGATAGGGTGGGGGTCTCCTGGAAACTCTTTCACCTTACGCAAGTGGTTAATTAAGTCATGGTGGAGGATGCAAAGTGCAACTCCAGAGAGCCCACGCCTCGCGAGAGCGCTCAAGGAAACATCAACACTACGCAAGTTGCTGGCTGTATCGAGAGGGAGTGGCTTTTGCACTTCTTTTAGCAGAAGGTTGGCCAAGGCCCGTCCCATATAGCCTCTGGCTTTTCCATGCGAGTAGAGGACGCGTAGGAACTCACCTCGCCCTTGACCAAACATTTGCTTATGGTTGCGCATGACGAGTCCCATCTGATTTAAGGTGTAGTATATAAGTGCACACCATTCAGGGTTGGACGCACTTATCCAAACATCATCACCTTGATGGACATGGTATAACTCTTCAGCATCTATACCAAATTTTTCACGCACTAGTGTCTCTGCAACTTGGTAGTAAGCTAAGTTAAGCACCGTGTTGATGAGATCAGTGCATCGAGTACCACTAAACATACCCTGGACTACGTGCATATTCTTGGCAGACGTGCGGTTTTGACTATCAGTGACGTGGAATCTAGCCCACATGTTATACTTGGCCCTAGCTATCCACTGGTTGGCGGCAATCCAGTCATAGGCTGCACCACGTTGGCGCCCTAATGAGGCAAGCTCCTCAAATATGATAGCTTGTGCCTGCATGGTGTGCTGGATATTGAAGTCGGCATAGTCAACCATCATGCAATGCTGCTGTCTGTTTGCTGTTATATTAGCGCGCTTTAGCTCACCTTGCAGCTGTGCAGCTCCCGACATGCCTTTCTCAAGGCCATCGACTAGCCATAGCCGCTCTTCCAATCCTTTGGTGGCATATGTACTGTGCATGTAATGCTTTTGCTCAACACCGTACAGCGCACGACCTTTCCCGTTTTCAAATTTTTCAGATGCGACAGCCGCCTCAATGGGCTTGGTATCGTATATCTCTCTCGACAGTTTGTACATGTCAATTGATTCAGCCCAGCCCCGTTTTCCAACACTAATGGGCCCCTTAGCACCTGGAATTTCCACGGTGGCCCCTGGTGCACTACCTGAAGCAAGCCAATCATTAGCCGTCTTTAGGAAATCATGATAATTTTTTCTTGCTGGCTTTTTCTGTAGGCAGGTTGCTAGTATGGTGCTCACCTTTTCTTTCAGCATGATATAGAAGTTGGGATCACTATCAACAAAAGCGGTGGCATCGTCACGCCATTGATCCGCAAGGTTGGCACTGTGAGAAAAGTCTTTCGGCACATGCAGGTGGTATGGTCTCGTGGTACGGTTCTTAATCTCAGTGTTGACATCACTAACGAACTCAGAACGACCAAAGCTGAGCTCCCAGTATGCACACTTCCTGGCAAAGGCATCACTAACATACTTGCCATTAGGTGCCATATTGTACCTTCGTAACATGGTGGAACACGTCTTCAACATTTCTATCTGCACGCTTGGAAGCTGCCTGGTAAAACCAAGGGTCTGGAGTTGCCTGTAAAACTCATACTCGTGTTGTGGCTTGCCCACCGTGGCTAACAGCACTGTGATCATAACATTTTGAGGTGTGCCGAACTTCCAATCACTAAGAAAGTTGGCTATGTCTCCATTGGATATATGGGTGCGGGCTTGCTTGGCAAGATCGGGGTCCACCTCTGTTAGAGTGGTCCGCCATGATTTCTTTGCTATTACAGCAACCAATGCGGAGAGGCGTGTCAACATGTGTTTCTTGTCTATCTCGGATGAACAAGGGAACAATCTATCTAAACAAGTGACTTGTGCACGTGTAATCTTGCCAACAAATTTAATACTGTATTGTGGTATGAGGGGGTGAGCTGTGTTAACGCCTTGTTGTGCGTGGGTGGCCTGTGCTGGAACTGGGTGCTCAGTGAGCATCACACTGCCTGCCAGTAAAGTAGGACTGAAAGAATCGAAACGTTGGGGGGTGGTCCATAGCCATTTCAAAAGCTGTCGCACCACACTTGGTGGCATGTGGTTAAGTACATCGACGCCAACCCAATGTGTGTTCCATAGCCCTGCCAAATCTAATTTGATCTGGTGATTGTAGTTGGACAGATTTCCCTCGGCATCGACACACGTGCTGTTCGCAAAATCACAGTGGCATTTTGTGGAGTAGTGCTGCTTTTGGGGGTCGCTCCCACTACGCACAACGTGATTAGAAACAAAATGATGCAGCATCCATTGCATAAGGGCGGGAGTGCCGGCCTTGACTCGCGCATAGGGGTGTAGGATGTGCGTGTATAGCCAGGGCATGAGTCCTGTTGATGGGTCTACACTACCAAAAATGCTATCAACAAGCGAGGCGAGCAGGTATACCATCTGTTCTTGCCCTGCATGCATAGCAATGAGGGTTGATAGCTTGTACAGGAAAGTGGCTTCAGTATGCGTTATTGCCAGTTGCTCAGCAATCCGCTTTGTGTAGGACCCTGAACGTTGAGTGACACCCCCATCAATTAGGGCGCCGGTGAAGGATGCGAGTAGGCTCATGACTGGGGCTTCTTTGACTGGGGCGTGGGAACTCAGTTCGTCTCTGAGTGCGCAGGCGTTGATATGGGCCATGTGTGTGCCTGATATAATATAATTTGGAAAGCACATCGACACTACTTCATCCACGAACTCAGGCGTGCAGCGTTGTGGGAACATAGACGAGAAGAGCCGAGCATGGCCAATGAACTGTAACTTTGCACGATTATTTAAGGACTTGCAATACTGTGCTTTCTCTGTCCTCCTCGTCATGTATTGATCAGCCGGATCATCAGAAATACTAAATAATGGGTAGGGATGGTATCGAAAAGTAATACCGATAAAATTGTAAAAATCAACAGGGATGTCTGAGACACCATAACCTAACCTAAAATCAACTAAATAAAACTTAACAATATTTACAAGGCCGCCAACCAATCCCACTTTGTGGAGAAACTGGATGGCGGGGTCATGCCTTAAGGCATGTGTTTTGGGCAACGTTGAACGACCCCGGGAGTCCAATTTGCCAAAACCTCATACTGCTGGTGGATTGCCAGCCTCCCCGGGTGCGATAGGAGGGGGGGCTTCAGGTGGATTGCCCGCTTGCCGTTCTTCGGGCGGTGCTGCACCTCCTCCAGGCGCTGCAGGTACTTGGCCCAGGGCAAGCTGAGCGATGGCAGCGAGGAGTGGGTTGCCGGGTGCATTACCATACATTGGTATGACCGGTGTCTGTTGAGGGAACCACTGCAGTCCCACATCTGGCACAGTCCCATTTAATTGAGCAAGGAGATTAATCCATGGTGGGGGGAAGACTGCTGCGCCATAAAAGGGTACCACAACTTGATGTGTTTCCCAGTAGTAGGTGGGGACAGTGCAGGGTTGGATGAGTCTGAGCCCGTCTGCTGGTGCACTGCAGCCTGCAGGCATAGCAGCTGGGGCGTTGAGGATCATCTGATTGTTGGGACCACAGGCAACAGTACGCGCCTGCATTGGTGCGAATGGTACTCCATCTGCAGTGTATTGCCAAAAGAAGTTGGCGATTTGGGATCCATACACCACCATTTGATATGGCATATCCGCACGTATCCTGTCTGCATAGGTGGAGCAGCCCTGTTCTGGGGCCCAACCTCGCTGTGCTTCAACTTGATTCCACATATTAAACTCAGAGACGCAGTTGATGGTAGCACCCATCCCCGAGACTCCCCATTCCACTGGCACCACTGTTAGCCAGCGCGTGAATGCCAGTACGTTGTGCATCTGTGGGGCGACATTGTGCCAACGACTGGCGAGGTACTCATGTGCGTTGATGTTAGCCACATGGCCTACGTCAGCCCAGTTACGGCAAGATAGCACATCGTATGGTATGGTGGATGTTGTTAGTTTCTGAAACAGGGAGCGTAACAGAAAAGTGAATCCACACTGCCCTGTGGCGGTTGCGGGATTGTATCTGTAGAGAAACTTCCCCTCCGCAACAAACTGTCTCGCAAAGTTTGAAATGAACTGGTTAGCTGAAACACTTTGGAGCAACCAGCCAGTCAAGTTATATGAGTAAAATACAGTGGTGCTGCACATAAAAGTGAGGCCTGAAACAAAGAGGGCCTCACGCATAAGGTCAGCTGGCACTACTGCAGAGTCACGGATTGGGGATTTGTCGGTGGCAGTGGAAGAGCTCACCTCTCTTGGTTTGCCAGCCCATCGCCAGAAGGGATTGTAGTCGCGGGGGGCTGAGAAAGTGAGCTGTGCATTGCACTCATAGAAAGGAGTGAGTGCACGACGATAGTCACGATGCTCAGCCCACTGGCGCCACAAGGCTATGGCGGGTGCGGCACCAGGTTGGTTAGGCGCTACTGGGGCGACTGCGTTGCGGGGAAAACCCGCTGCCAAGGCTGGTGGTTCAACTGGGGCACCCGGCTCGTTTCGGATAACCCCTGCCGGCGGTTGGGCGGCGACAGGAGCTGCCACTGGGTAGTTGGCTGGGTCACGTGGTTCATTGGGTGGGCCTGCTTGAACCCAAGCAGCTCGGGCATTTTGCCAAGCCAGCTCAGCGCGCTGATTTTGGGCCGCAATGGCTACAGCAGGATCTGGTATGTGCAGAAGTCCTAGATCAGCCCGAGCGGCAGCTTGTCTACCATCATCGTCATCAAACAGATGGTGGTGGTCGCCTGGGTGTGCTGGCACGTTCTCATTTGCCGCAACCCACTGGTTAGGGTCGTCTGGATCATACTCCACAGGCACTGGCTGGCCATAGACACGTCTGAATTCCGCCCCCAGGTGGTTGATGTCGTGAAAGCGGCTGATCCATTCGCAGCCGATCAACATGCTAGCCTGGTGCCAGCCTCTGTCAAGATACTCCAACTCACCGTGTGTTCGAGCAAGGCGGCGGAGAAGAGCCAGCATATCTACTGGTCGGAACACAGGCTGGGCTGGGAAGGGGGGGGGGGCATTAGTGGTAAGTACCAAGAATCTTATCCGTGGCCATCTCAAGCTTTGGGCGGCCACACTCTGGTCTTGTTGGTTCACTGGGTACAAGCTACCTCCAAGTGAGAGCACGTGCAGGGCGATCATAAGCGGCAAATCCCAGTCATAGCTTTCCCTAAGGATAAACCATCCATTTTGGATATATTGCCGTGTCACATCAATCTGATGGCGCGTGTTGTCGTGGGACACCTGCATGTATTGTACTGGAGCTTGGTGCAGGTCAGGTAGGACATGGGGGATGTTGCCAGCAATAAGTCTTTCCTGCAGAAGGGCATAGAAGACACCTTTCATGTAGAGGGAGGTGTTGTCTGTATACAGCCCACCGACATAAACATTGGGACCAAATTCATCCATGTTACGTTTGGTCCATGGGAATGCCCACTGCAGGTGCTGGGCCAACTTGGCAGTATCACAAGTGTTGTCGGACCACCAATCAACACTATCTTTAGCTATGACGCCATCTGAAAAGGCCGCCCCCCACTGAACACGCGTGTGCTGAAAGGGTGTTTGGGCCTCTTTTACGGTATTTAAGGGAGCCTGCTGCTCTACCATGGCCTGTGGCCTATTAAATCCACCCCGACTAATAATGTTGTTATTAACCTGGTAACCTTCATCAGGTATTTGTATGAAACCAGGGGTGGCACTTCTGAACATGTTGGCATACTTGAAAAGGGCGCTGGGCCCATCGCTTATTGCCGTTAGATTTACATCATCGACCAGTGCTTTTTCCAGCACACCCATGGCTGTGAACGAGTGGTTGCCAATCCGACAACTTCGGTGCCACTGGTCGAAGGGCGTCTCGCCCTTATGTTTTTTGTGTTGGGGGGGGGTGTCTACAGTGAAGTCCTGCTCCCAGGGCCCCCCAACCCTGGGAACATTGGACTGGGGCCTTTTACGGCCCCGCGTACGCGGAGAACCTTGCTCAACAGGAGCAAGCGACATTTGGGAAGAGCGCCGAGAAGGACTCGAACAGTGAGGAAACATTACAATATTCCAAAAGCACAAAGCGCACTAAAACAGAATATCGTAAGTCGTACTATCATAAGGTCCAGGTGATCCCCTCGCCCTTCCTGCGAAGTGTGACAGGAGAGGCACCCCATCACACCACCTCAGCCAAGTTACTATGTCTTAATACGCGGGATCAACAAGCCTGCGCGCCACCCGAACAGATGGATACGCAGGGGGGGAACATATATCGCGCCCCCACTCCAAGGGCTTTTCACTCCACCACAGCAAAGCTGAGCAGAGTGGTACCAGACACCTAGGAGCATCAACGCTTTGGGACTTCACAAGGCCGGCCCCCTTTCATACACTTCGTCACACCTGGGCCACAGCATGACTGCACCACCATTTTAAGGCCGAGAAAATCGTGGGAAAAAGAGTTGAACCTGCTTCTAGATCTTCTGTCACCTGGCGCACAACTGCTACACGTACAAGTCAAGACAGATGTCCTCAGAGCCCCTGGCAGGATGAGTTTAGGTGAACTTGCTAACATACGTGCGCATGCTGCCCGCCCCCCTCGGACCAGCGTCATGTTACATGAACAAGCTGATCATAACTGGGAGCATATCGCAAGGACATTGAGAAATTCCTTGACAGCAACAACTCACACACATACAACCACACACACAAGAAAACTAAAATAAGAACTCAAACTATTGTAACACAACAAGAAACGCAAAGAAACTTAGAAACTAAGGCACCATCACCAAAATCTTAAGAACTAGAGTGTATAAAGGCCAATAGGGCAACTAAAATTAATACTAAACTAAAACTAAAACTAGGTTGGGGGGAGCTATACATTTCCTAAGTCATCCGCAGCAGGGCTACAAACAACTTGGCCGCTCAGAAATGGGAGTCTTGGCTGGGTGGTCGTTCAAAGAGCGGTTGCTTCCGGATTTCTCCGTGGTTTGCACCCAACACCCTGAGGCGGCTCGCCCAGCCAAGGCTCCCATTTCTGAGAGGGATTTTCAC